CCACGCCCGCCGATGGCGACGGCCGGCACGACTACGGCGGTGGCCCTGACGTTCACGTACGAGAACGGCACCACGGCCACCTACTCGACGGCCAGCTACCGCGTGGATCGTGACGGCGTGCCGGGCACCGTAAAGACCTTGTACGGGCAGACGTGGCCGCCGCACCTGCAGGATGATAACGCCATCAGCGTGACCTGGTGGGGCGGGTACGGGGCCAGCGGCACGAGTGTTCCGGCTGCGATCCGGCACGCCATGCTGATGCTCGTGGGCATGTGGTACGAGCGCCGGATGGCGGCCGACTCCATGAGTGGCAACGAGATCCCCTTCGGCGTGCAGTCGCTTCTGGACTCGCAGAAGTGGGGCTCCTACCGATGATCGACCCCGGAAAACTCCGCGAGCGTGTCACCGTGCAGATCGCCAGCGGCGCGACCAATACCCTCGGCGAAACGGTGCTGACGTGGAACAACTCGTCTGCCGTGTGGGCGAGCGTCGAAGGCGTGAGCTCACGCGAGGCGTTGATCTCTGGCCAGCAGGAAACGACCGTTAGCCACCGCGTGCGGCTCCGCTACCTGCCTGGCCTAACCAGCCAGCACCGCTTCTCGTGGCGCTCCCGCACGCTGGAGATCGTCAGCCTGCTCGAGCACGGCAATCGCTCAGAGCACGAGGCTATCTGCCAGGAGCAGCAGTAGATGGCGAAGGCAAAGGCTGACTCCACGCTCCGCGTCGATATGTACTTCCCTGACATGGAAGAACTGCGGGCCGAGCTCAAGAAGTTGCCGACCAATCTGGCCGCCAAGCATTTCGGCGCGGCATTGCGGAAGGCGGTTCAGCCTGGGCTCACGGCCCTGCGGCAGGCCACTCCGAAGGGGCCTACTGGCAACCTGCGGAAAAGCATTAAGACGAAGGTGAAGACCTACCCGAGAAATGGCTCTGCCGTTGGCCTGGTGGGCTACTCGTGGGGCGGCGACTCCAAGGGATACCACCAGGGCTTTATTGAGTTTGGCACCAAAGAGCGCGAGACAAAGAAGGGGCGGTTTGCTTCCAAATTCCAAAGCAAGACGCCAGAGCGCGCCGGGCCGTTCCAGATCGTCACGCCAAAGCGCGGGCGCGGTGCGGGCCGGATGCGGACAAAGCCATTCCCGAAAGCGTTCTTTAAGTCTGCCAAAGCTGGCCAGAAGGTAAAGCTTGGCAAGATGCCAGTGGGTGGCCGCACGGGCGTGCCCCCTGTGAAGACGGCATTCAACAGAGCCCGACCGGCAATGGAAGCCGAACTTCGGCTGCAGCTCGGGGCTCGCATTGAAAAGGCGTGGGATGAGCTCGAGGGCCGCACCAAGCGCGGGCTGCAGACCACGTACAACTCGTACCGGGAAAAGAAGATCCTTGACCGGCTCTTCGGCTAGAGAGGCCACGCCATGAAATCCCCCGAAGCCGTCCTTCGCTCTGCCCTAGTGACGAACACCGTCACGTCATCCATCGTGGGCAGCCGCGTTTACCCGCTCCTGGCACCGAAGACTGCGGCCCTGCCGTTCATCACCTGGCGGCGCTCGGCGATCAGCCGCGAGCACACGCTGGCCGGGCCGATGGGAGTGCCCAACGTGAGCGTGGAAATGCAATCCTTTGCCGCCACCTACGAAGACGTGCGGGAACTGGCCGACGCCGTGCGCGTGGTTCTGGATGGCTACGGGGGCACCGTGAACAATACAGAAGTGAAGCATGCGTCGTTGGAGCAGGAATCCGATGACTTCGTGCAGCTGGCCGGCGGCGACCTACCTCCGGTGTACCAGGTAACACAGACTTTCAACGTCCTCTGGCAGGAGACTTAGAGCATGTCCGCAACGCCGCATGATGGAACCGGGACCGTCTTTTCGTTTGGTGGCACAGCGTTCACCGTCACGAACATTGTGGTGAGCAACACGGACCCGGCCGCCGATGACACCATCGACGTTTCGCATCTCGGCCTGACCACGGGCAACAGCGTCCGCACCATCAGCCGCCCGCTGCAGGGCTCGGCAACGGACACGGGCCGCGAAGTCGTGGTGGACTACCTCGGCACGAACATCATCAAGGATGCCAGCACAGGTACGCTTGTGCTGACCGTTGGCGGATCGACTGCGATCAGTGCTGCCGCTACCGTCTCTGCGTCCACGCTGACGTTTGCCACGAACGACGCCGTGCGGGGCCAAGTCACCTTCAAGGTCGCGCGCTACTAAGCCTGACGGAGGACCGTCATGGCTACCGAGTGCGCAGGCGTTACCGCGACGTGGAATTCCACGGCGTTCGGCGAAGTCACCGACATTAAGGTGGTAGCCGGCGGCAGCCTGCCGCTCGGCCGAGACAGTACGTTTGCGCTTGACGCAGGCACTATAGAGATAGCGTGCCTTGCGACTGCAAACATCACGATGGCCCAGCACGGATTGAAGGCCGCGCTGTCTCTCGCTGGTGGTGGCATGACCTTCACCACGAAGGCCATTTGCCAATCGCTGCAGCTCGCCGGGAAGGTCAATGATGTGGCCCGGTATTCGGCCACGTTCAAAATCGTGAAGGAGTAACGATGGCACTGACGGCAGAGCAGATCCTGGCGGCCGACGATCTCGGACTCTTGAAGGTCAGCGTGAAGGAGTGGGGCGGCGAAGTCTATATCCGCGTGATGACCGTGGGCGAGCTCGACGGCTATCAGAAGGAATGGGTCGGCAAGCGCGAGACGGGCGTGGACAACTTCCGTGCGAAGTTCTTGGCACGCTGCCTGTGCGACCAGGCTGGCCAGCGGCTCTTTAGCGATGAGCAGATCGAGCAGCTGGCGGCGAAGTCTGCCAAGGTTGTCGGCCGGCTCTTCGACAAGGCAGCTGCACACAACGCAATCACTGAGAAGGACGTAGAGGAACTGGCAAAAAACTAAGCATCCGCCCGACGAGGCGTTTCCTGTTTCGTCTGGCGGGGCACCTGAAGATGACTGTGGGCGAACTCGAGCGGCGCATGTCGGCGGTCGAGTTTGCGGAGTGGCTGGCGTACACGAGGTATTTCGAGGCGTTGCCGGATTCGTGGCGGGAGACGGGACTGATAGCAAGCGCGGTGCTTGCCCCGTATTCCGCCAAGGGCAAGGCACCACGGGCCGAAGACTTCGTACCGCTCGACAAACCGCCGCAGCATCAGCAGCAGATGGTGGATCAGATCAAGCAACTGAAAAACTTTTTCGGCGGGTGAGTTATGGCGACTGTAATCGGCGTAGGCATGCAGATGACTGCCAATGCCTCTGGCATGACCAAGGGTCTGTCAGACGCCGATAAGGCATTGCAGTTGTTGCAGAAGATGGTTGACCAGAATCAGAAGAGCCTGCAGCGTTTCACGGGCGAGGCCGATAAGACCACGCAAAGCCTCGACAAGCTGAACCGGGGCGTCAGCACGCTGAGCACCATTGAGATCGGCCGCGTGCTGGTGGACGGGTTTACGGCTCTCGGCAGTGCCTTCACGAGCGCAGCACAGAATGTGCTGACGTTAGCCGGCAACGTAAGCTCTTCGCTCGACTCGCTAAATGATCTCAGTGCCCGCACCGGCATAGGCGTGGAGGCTCTGCAGGGCTACGCGCTTGCGGCCAAGATGGCCGGCGTGGACACCGAGCAGTTCGGCGTGGCCATTCAGAAGCTGGCCGTGAACATCGGCAAGGCGAATGCCGGGGATGCCTTTGATAAGTCGCTGCGTGGCATCGGGCTTTCGGTGGCCGAACTGAAGGCGCTGGCACCGGAGCAGCAGTTCTCGGCGATCGGCGACGCCATCGCACAGCTGCCCACGGTTGCCGATCGGGCTGCCGCTGCTGTTCAAGTGTTTGGCAAGCAGGGGGCGGCGCTCGCCCCGCTCTTCCGCGAAGGTGCCGCCAGCATCGAAGAGCTGCGGGCCAGGGCCGAGCGGCTGGGCATCATCGTCAGCGAAACGCAGATCAACAACGTGGCCGACATGAATGACGCCTTCGACCTGGTGAGTGCCACTATCGAAGGAATCATCGGCCAGGTGATCGGCAACCTTGCCCCGGCCGTCACTGACGTGACGAACCAGTTTCTGAAGTTCGTGGAGGAGTGGAGCGGCGCTCAGGGCGAAGGCGGCACGGGAATCGCCAACGCAATCACAGACGTGCTGCTACAAGGGGCCGAGATATTCGCTGGTGTGTTTGATCAGTTCGTCGGCAACTTCAGCGGCTTCACGGAGTCGATCGAAAACGCCAGTGCGGTCTTTCAGTTCGTGGCCAATGCCTTCACGGCCATCACTGAAAACCTGCGGATGGTCTTCAACCTGTTCGAGACGATCGGCAACGGGCTGACGCTGGGCTTTGCCAAGCTGCTCGAGGCGGTTGGCTCGTGGGTGTCGGACGATCTGCAGCAGTACGGTGCAGACCTGGCCGCAGCCGCCTCTGCCGAGCTGGCAAAGAATCAGCAGCAGTTTCTGGAGGCCGGGGCCAACTCATTCCAGTCTGGCCTGAATGCGGTCGGCTTGGGCGAGGGCGACGGCTCCGCGACGGCACGAGGCGAAGGGGCGGCGACTGCCTACGTTCGCGGGTTTCGTGCGACGGTCGAGGCCAGCCAGGCACCAGAGATCAAGGTGACTACAAACCTTGACGAGACAGAGCAGCGGCTGCAGCAGTTCCTGGCCAGCGGCACAGAGGGTGCGTCGGAGTTCCTGCAGCAGTCTACGGCCACGCTCGACACGTTTCAGCGAATGGCCGAAGAGGGCGGGCTAACGGCCGACCAGATCAGGATTATGAACGGCTTCATGCAGAACGTGAACGCTGAACTTGACCAAGAACTGCAGACGCGGCAGGCGGCCAAGGACGCCGCGACCGCACAGGCCGAGGCGGACGGCAAGCGAGTCGATGCCCTGCTGAAGACCGGGGACGCCGCCAGCAAGCTCGAGGAAGACCTGGCCGCCGTTGAGCGGCAGCGGGCTGCTGTGGCCGAGCAGGGCGGCGAGGACGCACAGGCCAGGCTGGCCGAGCTCGACGCATTGAAGGCCAAGCTGGAAGAGCAGCAGCAGGCCCTCGAGCAGGGCTTTGGCCAGGGCTTTGAGCAGGCTTTTGAGGGGGCCGACAAGGCCGTTGATACAGCCATCGAAAAGGCGGCAGAGTTTGGACAGGTCGGCTTCGACGCCGCGCAGCAGTTGGCGGAAGGTGTTGCCGAAGCCCAGCGTCAAGCAGAGGCTGGCATCCTTAACCAAGAAGCCTACGACGCAGAGGTGGCCCGCCAGCAGCAGATCTTCGATCAGCGGATCGACAACGAAAAGCAGGTGATTGCCGAACGCAAGAAAGCCGAAGACGAGGCCGCCAAGGTTCGGCTGCAGCAGGAAGAACTGGTCAACAACCTGATTAAGTTGCAGCAAGTCGGTGGCGATCAGGAGCGCATCGCAGCCGCTGAGAACCTCGTGGCGATCAACGCAGAGATCGCCCGCGCCGAGCAGGCCGCGAAAGACGCACGCAACGATGGCGACCGCGAAGCCCAGCAGGCCGCCCTGACTCGCCTGCAGCAGCTCGACCAGGTGAAGGCGAAGGAAGAAGACATTGCCAGCGGTGCCGCTAGGCAGCGCCAGTTATTCCAAGAGCAATTCATCAAGCAGCAGGAAGAGGCTGCCAAGGTCCAGCAGCAGCAACAGCAGGCTGCCGCCCAAGAGCAGGCCCGCTTTGCCGAGGAACGCCGCAAGGCCGAGGAAGCAGAATACAACCGCCAGGTGGCCCGCATCACCGAGCTGAATACCCTCGGCTCTCGCACCGTAAACACGGCCGACATTCGCACGCAGGAGGGGCAAGCCCTGGTCCTCGGGCTTGCCGCGAACGCACAAGACCCGGCGTTGATCGAGGCGAGATTGCAGACGAAACAACTGCAACTGATCGCACAGGGCATCGGCCAAGCGGCTGCAAACTACTTCAACACGCCCGTCGCTATCGTTGGCGGCGCACGTCTCGCAGGATTCAACTGATGCCAGGCACCATCGTCAGCACCAAAGAACTCGCCCGCACCTTCGAGAACGAAGTGGGCTCGACCGGCGGCACGGCCAAGCGTCGCTGGGTGTGCATGTTGAGCGATGACACGCTGACGGCCGGCGGGCCGCCAGGCATCACCGACATCATGACAGCCACGGCTGGCAACTCGTTCGGTGCGTATCACCCGGTGCATACCGCACTGCGACTGCGAAAGGTCGCGGTAAACGAGCGGTTCGAGGACAACCCTTATGCGTTGGAGGTGACTGCCGAATACAGCGTCGTGACTTCTGCCGAGTTGTTAACGCCTACCTCGCGGCCTTCTACGTGGGCTTTTGAGTCGCGGCCCGGCAGCGTGCCCGCCTTGGCGTATTACAACTCAAACACGACGTGGCCCCCTGACGCGCCGCTAACTAACAGCGCGTACGATTATTTCCCAGGCCTTACGACCGAAGAGAGCCTGGTGCAAATCAAGGTCACGAAGAATTTCGCCACATACCCCAGCGCATGGCTGTCGCTCCAGAATCACGTCAACTCATCGTCGTTTCTTGGGTGCGGGCAGGACACCGTGAAGGTTGTCGGCATCGACGCTTCATCTGTCACTGAGGAGTTTAGCAACTCTTTGGTGACGTACTTCGCCACGACCGCGACGCTGGCCTTTCGTCAGTCTGGGCACAATCTTTTGCTGCCCGACGTGGGCTTCAACTTCATTGCTGGCGGCGAAAAGCGCCGAGCGATGGTGTTTGACTTTCAGAACGGCGAATGGATCGCCAGCCCAAACCCTGTCGGCCTTGATGGCAGCGGCGGCCA